ATCCCGAACCTCTCCGTCACCGCCGCCTCTACCGATGTGATCCCCCAATCGTGCCCGCAGATCATCTTCTTCGCCTTCGGCAACCATGCCTCAATATCCGCCTTCAGGTCCTTATAGGTATGCCCGCCGTCTATGAATACCATATCAACCGACTTGTCCTCGAACTGCTTGGCGGCCTCAATGCTCGCCATCCTCAGCACCTTCAGGTTCTGGAAGTGACCCACATTCTTCATCAGCTCGACTTCAATATCCTTTTCCTTTGCTTCCTTGTGCGCTTCTTCCTCACCTTCACTGCCTTGGAAGTGGTCAACCGCCCAAACCGTCCCCTTGCACCCGCTCAGGAGCGCGTGTGTGGACCGCCCCTTCCATGACCCGATCTCGACGATCGACTCCATTTGCTTTGCCGTGTCATGGAGCCAGTTCAATTCCGTCGCCGTCATCCAACCGTCAATGTCATTGGTATAGGTCTGCTTCTTTTCCTGCCAGGCGTTGAATTCCCTATAGTGATCGTAATGGCTTTTCGTATAGACCAACTTCCCAAGATGACCCAGGGGAATCGTGGGATCACACCAAATCTCAAACCCGAGCTTCAACGCTCTCCGGCAGAACGATAGATCCTCGCCTTCCTCTTTGTGGGTCACAGGATGCCGTGCCATATCGAATGGACTGCCCATCGTTTTAACAACCTCCGGCGTGAAGGCGTCGATGACTTTTTTCTTAATGAGCATGAATCCGGTTGCTACGCCCGATACCTGGAAGATCGAATCCGTCGGCCATTCATAGATAGTGCGGAATGACCCGCCTTCATCCATAGAAAATGCCAATGGTTCATGCGGGGGGGTCTTCCTAAAATACAAACCGCCTATGATGTCCTTGTCGCGATCCATAAGCCGCGTGATCCCGAATCCGGGAAACTGCATATCCGAGTCGATCCACATCAGATAGTCCTGGTTCAATCGCTCCGCGATCCCGTTGCGTGAGTATGAAATGACGGACGTTTCGTTTGTCATCACATAGTGCTCGATCTTGTTGCGCCAGAGATGTGTCCGGGCAGCCATGAGAGAGAGAACATTCTCGCACTCCCATTGGCCACGTTGGACGGGTGTGCCAATAAGAACTGACGGCATGAAGCCTCCTATAAGGTCAAGGGGGTGGCCTTGCGGCTCACCCCCGCGCTTTCATTCAGCCGTCAACTCAGGTAGATGATTCCGGCTGTAGACCATTGGATCGTGAAAGAGCCGTTGGACGATGACTTGTCCGCACCAAAATCGATATAGCACACCAGGTTGTCATTGGCGGTAACGCCGGTTGACTTGTAGATGATCCCGCCTCGAGCCGTGATCGTCGATGACGCCCAGGTTACATCCGCGCCATCCCACACGCCACGGTCGTTCGTTGTGTCCGTGGTCACGGAGAGGGTCGTGATGGATGCTCCACCGAGGGTGTAGCCCGTCCCGGTCACTTCATTCGTGGTGACATTATTCCGTCGGGTGTGGGCATCGATATCGGCGGTATAACTTGATGTTACCAACATCACATAAAAGGTGTTGGCGTCCATATCGATAGTGCCGTCTTGGACTTCTTTCTTAAAACTATTGAAAATAACTGAAGCCATGTTAAACCTCGCTTACTGTTTGATTTCTGGAGGACCATCAATCATCTTGTCCTCCTCCGCGTGTCGCCTATTGAGCCAGACTCTTGCCAGGTCTTGAGTTACCTCGTAGACCTTGCCGACCTCGTATTCGCCCTTTGTCATAAGCATCCGAACGCGGACCTTCCGCTTCTTCAACTTCTCGATGCTATTTGGCGTCTTGTCAAATTCGATCGGCATATCTCGCTCCTACCTAAAATATCGAGAAGGGGAGGATTGCTCCTCCCCGCTCTCTGCTTAATAACTATTCCTCATGCCACCTCTGTTGCCGGTGTGATTGGGACATAGAGGGGGTTTGCAAGCACCGCGAACATACCCATTGTCGTTTTGGTTGAATCAGTGCCGCTTAAAGTAGCAACGATTCTGACAAATGCCTTGTTGCCCTTATACCCGCGCACGATGAACTGTTCATCTTCCGATGTTGAGTTGCAAAGCTTTGTCCCGCTAAGTCCGCCTTCGATATTGGCATCCGCAATGGTGGTATAGGCGGAGCCGAGTGTATTGCTCTCCTCGAACGTGAACGTGTAATAAACTCCGGCTGCAAGCGTCGCCCCTACGCCAAGATGCACAACCATCAGGCAATCGCCATAATTACTCCGGTCAACCCCGGTCCCCGTTGTCGTCGCACTGACGGCAATCGGGTCCAGCATAGATTGAATCTTGAGTCCGTTGAAGGCGCTAATCATTTTACCCGCCTCATGACGCCGTGTTCTTGAGAAGTTGAATAGCTTCCGGGAGAATGACTCCGCCTCCGACCCGCTTCCTGGCCAGGAACCCGACCATGCCGAATTCGGCATATTTTTCGACGAGCCGTTGAATACTGATGTCCACCCTGTCAACCACACAGTAGCCCCGGCGAAAGTCGCCATACATGGCAATATACTGTGAGGCTACGGCCGCCCAAATCGGGATGTCCGCCCATTCATAGACGGGGCTGCCCAGGATCGTTGCCGGTTGACCCTGCAGAAGATTCGGTTGCACGAGATACATATTGGTCGTGGCCGATTTGAGGGCAAGGATGGAGCCCATCGTTCCCCGATTGAGAATCCATGATGCGTTAAGAACATACGGGCTGGCGAGCAGATATTGGGTTTCAAGGAAGTCGTCGAACGTGAGAGTATCGTGCGTGTTCAGGGGATTGGCGTCTGCCGCAACCGTCGCGTCAATAACGATTCCCTTTGGCCCTGTGGTCGTGCCGTTTCCACCGTAGAAGGCCGTCCCTTCGAGTAATCCGAAACCGCGTCCGATTGCCGATGCGATCTCCGCTTCCAGGTTGAAGGCCGAATCTTCCAACATCTTCTGAGTGGCCTTGTAGAGAATATACATTTCCTGGGGGATGATCGTGATTAACGCGTAGGTTAATCCTGTCGTCTCGGTTTTCTCCGCGCTTTCAGCAACCCACGCAGCTGCGCCGATCGCTGTCTCGGTCGGGATTTGGATTTCAAAGGCCGATGTCTGCCGGACCGTGGCAAGTTGCCTGACCGGATTCTGTAACGTCGCCATCTTGATGATCTGGTTGACGTATTCGAGCGGGGCCAGGACCCCTGCGTGTGTGCTGTCGGCGATGGTCAGGACTTTGCGCTCTTCGGGGGCCAGAACGTCATAACCCTTGCGCAGGAAGTTAGAGAAGGCCCGTGCCTTTACGTCCACCTTCTCATCGTTGGTGGTAAGTGGCGGGATTTTCAACTTCGCCACTTCCGTGTTGAGTTCATCCATCCTGGCGAGAACTTTCCTCTCATACTCGGCAAAATCTGTCTTTGTGACCTTGCCTTCGAGTTTGCGGTCGTTCTCAACCTGGAGGTCATGGATGAGCTTGTTGTTTTCAGCGTTAATTTCCTCGACTTTCTTGTCGAGTTCTGATTTTTCAGCCATGTTTTACCTCTTGTGATTAAATTTGAGTTGTTCAAGCAAGCGGACAGCGTCCGAGTTGCTTATATCTTCAGACGGAGCGGATTTCTCCGGCTCTGCGTCGGGAGTATCGTTACATTCGATGCACTTGCCCGTAGCGGCTTCAAATGTGCCATCGTGGTCTTTGCAGTGCGCCCTTGCCTCTGCCTCCGTCCAGGTATCCTTCGGGTAAAGGTAAGAATGATCGCCACTGCCCCCACCCGGCTTCTTGCCGATGCGGACGGTGTATTTCTTGCCATTGTGTTCCCGCGTTTGAGAACCAACAACTTTGAGTGAATCGTCAATTACGCAGGCATGGTTGTTAGGGAAGGGCTTAGCCTCATCCGGCTCATCGCTTTTCACATCAGCCACTACCGCCCCGGGACACGCCTGGAATACAACGGGGCTGATCTCCCATAGCTTTATTTCCTTGAGCCTGCGCACGGGAGCCTTCTCTACTTCATCCGGTTCGCTCTTGACTACCTGGTAGCCGATACTCAAGCCGGACACCGCCCCCTGCTTCATTAGGCTTCTCGTTTCACGGCCCAGTTGCACATCGAGGTTCAAGTGTCCCTCAACCTTGAGGCCGGTGTGATCTTCCTTCGGAATGACAATGCCAATGGGTTTCTGGACATCGTGCGACCAGAGCAGGGGGAATTGCGTGTTGTCCTTGATCGTGCGCCTGAATGCGCCTTTGTCCACGACATCACCGTATGAATCTATGACGCCGTAGATGGACGCATACCCGCGGAAAATACCTTTCTCCTCATCTATCCCATCCAAACTAAATTTTAGGTCTTTCGTTTCTAAGTCTTTCATCAGAGCTCCTTAACGATCGGGTAAGTTGTGCAATGACAGTTGCAGACATTGCCTGGGGTTCCATTGGGATCGCCGGGATGGTCTAAGTCCTCGCCGCCCACATGGAACGGCTCATCCAATGGCACTTCCTGACCGGATGCTTCCTCGTGTCCTTCTCGGCTAGTCGGCAGAAACATACATAGCCAACCTTTCTGGTCGACAAACTCAGATTGGCGGTATCCCTCGACCTGCCCCCAATTGTCCACCTTCGCCGATTCAGTCATTGCCCATAGCCTTGCGCGGTTGTTTGAGAATGATTCAAAATCCTCGGCTATGATCTTCTGCGTGAACCGCTCAACCGTTAGCCCCTGCGCCTGTGCTTCAAGCAATAGATCATAGATGACATCGATGACTGTCTCATTGACCTTCGTCCCCGAGTTGAAGATCATCTGCATAAGTTTTTCTTCAAGCGCGGGCGTGAGGTTGAATCGTCCAGTTGGTTTGTCTGCCTTGAACGCGGCATCATCAAACAACTCGCCCTTCGTCGCCTTGAGCCCGGCATTCCCGGCGCGGATGAAATGATCCACATACCAGGGTTGAAATGTCTTGACGTATAACTTGACCTCATCCTTGAGGTTGAGGATTTGCTCCGGTTTAACGCCATTCACGCTCGCAAGTTCAGAGGCATTGACCAGGATTCGTTTGGCCTGTGCCTTGAGGTAGGACTTGGCCATCTCTATGAATGACTTGGACCGTGATCGCGTCCTCACGTCGAACGACATCCATAGCGCCTTCTTCTGCTCATCCGTAGCCCAAATCCTTCGCCCCTTGCCTTTCGCCCCACCTTGCTCATCCTGGCTCAAATTATCGGCATCTGGTTTGAGAGCATCGGGCACTGGTTCAGGTTCTGCCGTGGCCTGTTCAAGCGGAATGGACGAGATGGGCACGAGCACCACATCGCCACCGTCTATCTCGTCATATCCGCAGGCATCTCGCTTCTCGTTGATGGTCAGCCAATCGGCGGCGGCGAGATAGGCATATTTCTTCGCCCTGTCCTCCTGTAACGCCTCTATCGCATCCCGGTCATATTCAAGTTCTATGCCCTGCCCATAAAGAGGGGCAAGCCACTTGTTGAGTTCGACCTTGAGCGAGTCCATGATCGGGAGTACGGCTTCCTGATACAACGCCTTCCGCGCCTCCTGAATGTTGGAGTATGTCTTATTCTCGCTGTCGCCCAGGAGTTCACTCGCCACGCCGAAGATTGAGCAGATCCGGCGCAGATTGAACTTCTCGGCGTTGAGCCAATCCATGTCATGAGGCGAAATGGACAATTGCTGCCATTCCATGCCGCCCTCGAATAGCAACGGCATCCCGGCATTCTCAGACCCCATGTATTTCTCTTTGATAAGTTGCCTGATGCGCTCAAATTGCGCATCCGTCAACAGCGACTGTGACTTGATCGCTCCCGGTGGGCGCATATCATTCTTGAGCAGTTTCGCATTCCATTCCTGCGAGAGATTGGAGATATCAACCGATTTGGCCGCTACTTCAAGGCGCGACAGGCCATAGAAGTCATCTGTCGGGTGGAACTCGGTCAGGTGCAGGATCTCCTCAGGCATAAACGACTTCTCATTTGCTCCTGCGCTGTAAAGATAGCCGCCTATCAGTTGATTTACATTTCCCGGCTTGATAGTCATGCGATCGGGGCGCAGGGTATAGAGAAACTTTGGCGGTTGGCTTTCCGTGCCCTTCACGCGCAGGATGTAACTGTTCCCCGCAAGTAATAGGTGGGAGACGATCTTTTCCACAAACCGACTACCGCTTTCATATTCATTGGGCCAGGTAAGCAGTTGTTCAAGCGGATGGTTCTCAATCTCGTTGTCTCCCTTCTGCACATACCAGGCGATACCCGCGACTGACCTTGCTATGAGTGATACGCACGAGAACACCGCAGCGCAGTTCTGATACCCCGCTATGGACAGACTGCGATAATCCTTCGGCGTCCAGATGACAGACCCGCCGCCCACCAATGCCAGTATAGAGCCCCAAACCGGATTTTCCTTGCGCTTGAAGATGTCTCGTAGTTTCATGCGAAGCTCCTGATGTTCAAGGCGGGGGTAGAGAATATCGACCAGTTCGCCAAAGCCAATGCGATTACGCAGTCATCATGATAGCCTTCCGGTGCTGAGTAGTGCACAACACCGGATGCGCCTATGTTGTATTCAAATATCTTGAGTTCATTCTTCTGCACATCATCGGGCAGGATACGGATACGCTTCTGCTCAAATGAGATCATCAACGATTCGATGAGTTTCTTTTTCGTATCTACCGTGAACTTATATCCGTCAATCGCTAATCCCATACGTTGAAGGTCATCGAAGATCGGATCACCTATGCCCGTGGAATCAATCAGACATCTTGCCCCGTATTTCCGGCAGATGTAAGCAACGCGTTCTTTTTGCACCGCCCAATCGAGCAGATTGAAACGATCCATAAATACCTGATTCCCCATCTCGTCCATGATCGACATAACCGTGAAATCAGTCAGCCGCGCTAGGTCAAGGCCCATGTAATATGACTTGCCGGGGACGGGCTCGCTCTGCATTGATGTGGAGCAGACATCCACGTTTCTGAATACCCCGGCCTGATTTTCAAGAAACTCAGCCATATATTCCTGTTCAAAGACGTCCACGGGGAGACTGGATTTAGCCTGGGTTATATCATCGGCAGGGATTTGAGGATTGTCGGAAGTCGGGAACTTCCAACTTCGATATTCGGGTGTCAATCCGTCTTGCCCCCGTGCCCAAAGTTCAAAGAAATAGTTTTTGCCCTTTGGCGTAGATATGAACAACACGCGGCCGGCCGTGTCTGAAATTGCGGGCCGGATAACGCCCTCCCATACCTCACGCTTAACACGAGCCGCCTCATCTATCACGACGCGCTTGAGTCCTGCGCCGCGCAGGGTATCGGGGTTATCAGCCGATTTAAACTCGATAGTAGAACCGTTCACAAACTCACACCGCAATTCAGACAATGAATTATCCTTGATCGCCTTATCGCCGCCGCCCCTTTTTCCCGCACTCATCAGTTGGCGGTATGACATTTTGCTCTGCGCGTAAATTGGCGCTAGCCACCAATTGGAGCCACCGTCTTTGCATACGCCTTCGAGCAACCAATTCAGACCAGTTACGGTTTTCCCCCATCGCCTTCCCGCATCCACGATAAGGAATCGTGCGGGGGACTTGAAGATGTCGAGTTGCCCAGGGCGGGGGGAGTAGCCGACGATGTTCACTTCTCATCCCCATTACCGTTCTCGCCGAAGTCAAAATGGAGAATGGATATTTCCCCTGAAATAGGTTGTGCCGCCTTTCCCGCCAAGTCATCATGTACCAGTTGAATGGCCCAGGGCCTACCGGCGCGAACGGCCTTCGCTAATATCCTGACAAGTTCTGCCGGGCTTATCGCTTTGGCCAGGGCATTCTTATAGAGCTCCGCATAGGACGCGGCCTCTCTATTCAGGGGGCCATTGCGGTTGATACGCGGATCACCCTTGACAAATTGACCCTTCCGAACAGGTTTATCTGTTTTGCTGTCCATCATCTCTTTACCGTGACTTCGACTTCCGTGTCCATTTTCATTAGCGAATTTAGCCTTTCAAGCGTCTTGCCTTCGTCCCTGAAAATGAACTCAACCTTGCCGCCTTTGTCTCCGCAAACGTCTATGGTCATTTGAATCTTCTTAATCTGAGCCGGAAACGTCACCTCCATCGTTCATCCCAAAACGTGCTTTCCCAGGAGGATAGCAAGGTTGATAGCGGCTACGGCAATCGCTCCAAGAATCCAGTAGAGAAGCCGATCTATCTTCTTTTCGATCTTATCAACCGTTCCCTCGATTTTGTTTTCTAACCGCGTAAGTTGGCTTTCCAAATGATTAATCTCATTTTCCTTAATGCCCACAATCCCGGCCTTCACCTCAAGCAACGCCTCCTTAACAGCGTCGATCTTGGTATTGGTTAGCGACTCAAGTGCAAGGATGGCCTGCTCAACCGTCACTATCCGATCATTCTTGGTGCTCATTTTCAGTGATCTTGTTCCCATTTTGATTCCTCTACTTTGCTAAGACTTTTCCCGATCCCGTAAAATAGATCATATATAGGCCGACGAATCCACGGTCCTTGAAATATTGATAAGTGCGGTTATCGGATTCCGAGAAGGGACTTGGTATGCGATGGTTATGGACGATGAAAACAGCATCGGCCAAACTCTCGTGACGCTCGGCGATGAAGTCGACTATCGCATTGGCCGGGATAGCGATGAAGTCCTCGTCCAGGCTTGTGAAGGCGATGTATGTTCCATCCTTGAAAATGAAAAGTATCGTTTCAACGGGTTCCTTGAAAAAGGATGCAAAGATATTCCCCGCCTTGACATACCCGGCAACGGATAAATCGTTATGGACTGCGGTTATGCTCGGTTCACAGACGAAGTTGACAAGGGCAAGAATGCCCAGGCAGACCGCGAGGAACACCACCGCCAGGCTGAACTTGCACGATTCAAAGTAGGTTTTCATTTCAGTTTTTTAATGCACTCATCTAACTTCGCCCTGAGAATCTTGTTCTCCCATTTCAGGTCAAAGAATTTGAGGATCAGACCAGGTTTTA